AAATTTTCTACACACAAGAATTGTACCATTATGTTGATGGGGTAAAAATTCTTGGCACAAACCCCGAAATGCGGGGCAACTGCACAGGGCTACTGGGCGACTGCTCAGAGCTACAGGGCGACTGCTCGGAGCTATGGGGCAACTGCACAGAGCTACGGGGCGACTGCACAGAGCTACGGGGCGACTGCTCGGGGCTACGGGGCGACTGCTCAGAGCTACAGGGCGACTGCTCAGAGCTATGGGGCAACTGCACAGGGCTACGGGGCGACTGCTCTGGGTTACGGGGCAACTTAGACCTGATAACCACTAATCAACGCAAGGAAGATTCCCATATCCTTTTTTATGGGGAGGTGCAGTCATGAACAACGAACAATTTGAAACGGCCTTAGATGCATTAAGGGCAATTGCGAATCATTACTGTGCTGACGGCTTAGACAGATACTCTTCCAGTAAAAATGCTTGGAAAGACTTAGCCGTAGAAATGGCCGCGAGAGCGCAAGAGGCTTTAGATATTATCAACAAGGAGGAAGTGTGATGAACACAAACAACCGCCGTTTTGTTAGCTGGGACAAAGAGGCCGACGGCACACAGCTAACGCCCGATGAGATGTTGCACAGGATGACACTGAAAGCTAAGGCAGCTCGTGACGGGGAAGGTTTCCATGCTTACTCGCAGTATCTTATGGCCGACGGCAAAGTGTTTGAACGCAAGCACAGTAATTCAAAAATTTGGCTTGCCGTTGCCTTGGCAATGATTGCCGGAAGCGCAATAGCCAGGTTGGAAATATCCGGTTGGTTGCCGCAGATACTTCCTACAGCGTTAGGCGGGGGGCCACTGTGATTATCCTTCGCCAGTTTTTCTACTACAGGCGGTTGCGCTTTCCACTGCGCATGGCTTGGAGATTTGCACTTAAAACCTTAGGCCACGCGCCGCATCAAAGGAGACGTTAAAATGAGTGACATTGAAAATTTAAAAAAGGAAATAACGTTTGCGCTGCAAGAAATTGGAGAGACATTCCAAGCTCAAGACAGCATGAACAGAGTTTTTCTTAAGGCAATTAAAGAGATCAAAAAAGCCATGGAAGATATTAAGGAAACATTGAAATGACCATCACTTACCACGCCGACGTTTTCCAAGGTTCGGACGAATGGCTTGCATTGCGCTGTGGTGTGCTAACGGCAAGCAAGATGAAGGATATTTTGACTTCTACATTTAAAATTGCTGATAACAAAACGTCTCGCGATCTTGTTTTGGAAATAGCCGCACAACGCATCACCAACTACATCGAACCTGAATATATCACCGTTGATATGATTAGAGGCCAAAACGACGAAGCTTTTTTCAAAGAAGAGTATTATTATAATTATGGAAAAAATCTTCACGATATTGGCTTTATTACTAATAACAAATGGGGTTTTACTATTGGTTATTCCCCAGATGGCCTTGTAGGAACCGAAGGTCTTATTGAGGGAAAATCACGCAAGCAAAAATTTCAATTACAAACCATTGTTGAAGGCGTTGTCCCAGACGAGTTTAAAGTTCAAATTCAAACAGGGCTTTTGGTTTCAGAGCGTAAATGGTGCGACTTTATTTCATACTGTGGGGGAATGCACATGCTTGCACTTCCAGTAGAGCCAGACCTTGAAATACAGGGCGCAATTATTGAGGCCGCAACACGCTTTGAACAAGCCGTTTCTGAAAAAATAGAGCAATTTAACGCCCGGTTAAAAAGCAATATGCGGCTTACTTATTCAAAACGCAGAGTCATAGAGGAGATGATCTAATGAGTGACATGCTACAAACCATTGTCCCAAAAAGCGACCAGCTTAATGCGGACGACCTTATTGGCGACCGGAAACTTACTATCACCATCACAAAGGTTAAATTAAGCCCAGGTGAGCAGCAATCAGCCTCGATTAGCTTTGAAGGCGACAATGGGAAGCCGTGGAAGCCGTGCCTTTCAATGCGCCGCGTTCTTGTCGCGCTTTGGGGCAAAGACAGCGCAAACTATATCGGCAGAAAGGTAACGCTGTATTGTGATTCCAAGGTTGTCTTTGGCGGCAAAGAAGTTGGCGGCATACGCATTAGCCATATGAGTCACCTTGATGCCCCGCGCACATTGGCTCTAACAGCGTCAAAAGCCAATCGGAAGCCTTTTACAGTACTGCCTTTAGTAGAAGACGTTGTTGACCAAGTTGTAAAGGCCGCTGGTGACAATGCAGCCGGGCAGGGTGTTGTAGCATACCGGACGTGGCTAGAGACGCTAGAGCCTTCTGTAAAACAAACTGTGCGGGGTTTTCATGCCGGGTGGTCAGCAAAGGCCAAAGCATATGACGAAGCAATAGTTAACAGCGAAGAGGTGCAGCAATGACAAGATGGGAACATATAAAATGCTTTTTAGATTTCCATGATTGGGGAAAATGGAGAGATATGAATATTGAAATGCTTGACCCGATAACTTTCAAACTCGCTTACGTACGGATTGTACAAGTACGAAACTGCCAACGCTGCAACCTACAGGAACAAAGACCATGACCCCCTACGAACCCAACCCCGCCAAGGCAATAGTTGATTGCAAGGGCGATATTAACAAGCTGGCGATGGAGTGCGAGATAGCAAAGTCTGCGTTTGCGTCTGCTTTGTTTCATATTGAGGCGTTGCTTATTGAGTTATATGGAGACGGACTTTTAGAGCCTCCCTTGTGGACTCTTTCGGCACAGAACGCGCACACGTTCCTCAACGTGGCTAAATTCAAAAATGGAGAGGTATCATGAACCACCAAACCGCAGAAACCAAGCTAGAGTTCTCGCTGCGCGAACAGGAACGCGAGCGCATAGAAAAAGAGAAGGCACGGTTTTACTTGAGCCGCCTGATTAAAATAATCAAAAGCTGTCCGCCGCACGTTGCGTTTTTTGTCACCAGTACACCAGAGTTTGAGGCCGCCGATGCGTACCTAAACCCGCCCGTGGTTAAGAAACTGTACGCCAATGATGAAGAGGGGATGATTCATGACAACCGATAAAGTTCTATACGCTTCAGATGAAGCAGCACAGTTGGTGACAGTTACAGGCTGGCGCAGTCGCACAGGGCGTTTTTATGGAAGTGACGAGCATCTCGCAAGGTGGGACGGATGCACACACCAAATATGTGAGTGTGGCGCTGAAATGCCTAGAGGCTTCACCAAGTGCAACACATGCATAGAAAAGGACAGACTGGCTAAGTATGAAGCCATGCCTTTTCAGGAATGGGATGGTGCAACGCCGTTAACGCTTTTTGATGATGATGATTACTTTTTTGACCAAGAGGAGGTTGAACAATATTGCGAAGATAATGACCTTCAACTTTCTGATCTAAGGCTTGTGATTTGTGTGCCACAGTTTGCCGAAGAGCTCGACCCTAATGAATATTTGGCCGATATCCTCCCTCAAGAGTTGTATCTTAGCGACATTGACCCAAAACTTGAGGAGGCATTTGAGACATTAAACAAGGTTATACGAGAGCGCAAAAAACCTATAAGCTGGACGATGGGCAAATTTAGAACGACTTTACAGTCCCCTAGCTCAACGGTGGAGCACCCGGCTGATGAAGAGGGGAGGATTTGAGATGCGGAACAATCAAACATGCATGAAACTTTTAGAGCTTTATGAGCGGTATCTTGATAATTCAGAAGATTATGAATTGCGAGATGAGTATGGGCGAAAGCATCATATTTACAAATGTGATGACAGAGGTGTAATTGTTTTTAGTGAAGATGTTAATGCAGGTGTCTTTTTAGAAGAATTAAAAAAACCCGTGAAGTTTCTTAAAAGTCTTACGATCGTTAAAATTGTTCCCGTGGTTTTTAACGGCAAAATTCTAAAGAAAGCCACCAACGAAGGGAGGAATTGAGATGGCTTACAGTGACTACGGCGGATTTGCCTATAAAAACGGCGTTCGTGAGGACTCTCGCAGCGACGTTGAACTTTCACCAGAGGGCCTTCGCAGTACGCCCGGTCAGTGGCCGGGATTTACAAGTACAGCACCCGGCAGGAAAGAATGTTTCCACGTTATCCTTGGCTCTGGGCCAATATTTGTTGGCCTATACAAGCAAACAATGATTACTATTTTTCGCGGATCAGAACGTGTTGAAAATCTTTACTGGGACGAAAAAGCGGGATTGTTTTTATCGCGCAAAGTGGACGGCGTTCTGATTGAAATGCGCTGGGAAGTAACCGATAACCACTACCAATATGTTCGGATGATAGAGCCGAACGGAACCGTGTGGACGGGTTTTTCGGGTTACGGGGTCGGCGCGGGGCTGGAGGACGGTGGGCACGGCTTCAGTACTGCTAAGTGTGTCGGGCGGCTTGAGAATATATTTGAGACCATTACCAACGAAGGAGAAAAGTCATGAAAACTTTTATTGTAGCAACTACTTTATGCCTGATTCTATCCGGATGTGGACGCCTTGAGCGTACATGGACGGCCTACACAGGCGAGTTGACTTATAAGTGTTCACGCAATGGTGTGGAGTATGTCCAATCCGATTCAGGGATGGCCGTGTCCTATGACCAAGACGGCAAGCCAGTACGGTGCAAGCCATGACCCCCGCAGACGAATTAATCAATAACGCTAACGTCTTATCAATACTTTTAAGGCAATGTGCTGATTCCCTTGAACAAGCCGCCGACCTTCGGGCAAAACTGGAAGAAATGCGGGTAAAATTAGGAGTAGAGTTATGACCACCACCGTCGCCTTAAACCGCCAACGCTCATCGCCTTTGTGGTGGATGCTCAAGACAGGTAGCCGCTTAGCGGGGGCAGTCATTGTGGCCGCAACCATTGTCACCTTATGGGCTTATACAGGCAACTGGGCATGGACACGGTTTGTTTCGCCGACAGCGGAACTTATCGGTGTCCGAGCCGTGCAGTTTGCTGGGCAAAACCAGTACGTTGTTATCGATCCGCCGGTTGAAACTGCGGCGGTTAACCCAGCAAAAGACCCACGGCCGCCTCTGTTTGATGCTTGTAAGGATAAAGTCCCAGCCGGGCAGGAAGAAATCCGGCTTAGGGAATGTGAGGAACAGCTTAAATCGTCAGTGGGGAAACGGTCATGAACGACGTACATTTCAGCTCCGCCACTGATATGTGGGAAACACCACAACCATTCTTTGATGTATGGAACAAAGAATTTAACTTTGATTTAGACGTTTGCGCCACGGACGAGAACGCAAAATGCCCCCTTTACTATACGAAAGAAAAAGATGGCTTATCCAAACGATGGGCGGGCACGGTCTGGATGAATCCACCCTACGGGAAAGAGATAATCAAGTGGATGAAGAAGGCATACGAGTCAGCTCGTGACGGTGATGCAACCGTCGTGTGCTTGGTTCCCGCACGCACAGATACCGCTTGGTGGCATGACTATGCCATGAAAGGTGACATTACTTTTATCCGTGGCCGCCTTAAATTTGGTAACGCCAAAAACAGCGCACCGTTTCCAAGTGCGGTGGTGGTTTTTGAGCAAGCAGTGAAGGGGCAGAAATGACCGATGAGCCAACAAATATTCGAGAATGGTGGGAAAAACATAAAGACGAAAATGGAGTCGCTTTTATGCCGTTAAAACTTAATATTGTTAATCGAAATTGGGTATACGTTGGTCACATATCAGGTCAATATAACAATTTAAAGCCACTGTCTCAATGTGATCCTTATTTAAAAATTACAGATAAGCTACTTACGAAATGGGGTTATGTATAACCCACCCCTTTACTCTAGCCGCCCGTGCCCCGCGCAAGTGCGGTATATGCTTCACGGTGTTTACCCCACCTAGGAGGCATTCTCAATACTGCACGGTCGATTGTGCAAACATTGCAAGCAGTCAAAATCAAACAGGGAAACCAAAAATGACCATTGTTAAAAGACCAAAGATATATCCCAAAATATGCGCTCATTGCGGCACAGCTTTTAAAGCTGAAAAAAATAAATACAAATTTTGCAGCAAGCTTTGCGCCGCGAAAGGTCAAGACCGTTTTGCTAGGATAAGCCAAGCAACCTCAAAATCTTATACGTTAGAGCCGTCGGATATTTGCAGGGACAAAAGCTTTTATTTAGAAAGGGCAAAATCGTTGCTGGCCGCTGTAGAAAGTGGTTCAATAAATTTGCTATTTGTCGGGCAAGAAATGAAAAACGCAATTTCAAGAGCGCAGGATTTAGTAAGTAGGAGTAATAAAATATGAACATCACCCCATGCCCTGCTCCGTTTGACAAGTACGGTTACGATGCCAACGGGAAGCTTTGGAAGCGCAGCCCAAGAAAATACTGGATTGCCCTAGCACCAAGGGGATTTTATCTCGCCTGTGGCATCTATTACGTCATTGTTATCCGTGGCGTTCAATACTGTTTTTATTCTCACACAAAGGTTTTTAAAGAGGTGGAGAAATGAATAACCAAGATTTTTCACTCCTTTCAGAAAAGCAAAAAGTATTGCTTGGCTTGGATATTGTCAGCCGTGTGTTGCACATATATACAAGCCTTTATCCTGATGATAAAAAGATTCCGCATTTTCTTGCTGTAGTAAGAAAGAAAGCCGATATAGCTTCGTATCCGGCTTCATATTTCGATAAAGAATTTAGGGAAGCTCAAAAAGATTGTTATTTGGTATATGATGCCGCCTGCCGAAATCTAGAAAAGAATTACCCTTATTCTAGAGCAGCTATAACAGTTTTGGATGCTATTATAGAAGCATCTCGAGGGGATGTTTTGAGAGCGTCAAGGAAAGCAATTGATGCCGCAGAAGTTATGAGCAGTATCGAACCATGTAAGATTGAAAAACAGGCGCACAGTGAATTATTGGCAGCGTATATTGCTAACCCCCATACATCGCCCCCTCTGCCTTATAAAGAAAGTAATAAACATGACTGAAGATGACCATGAGAATTATCTTATTCAAAGAGAAACAGAAAAAGAGTTTTCTTGTAGGGATGAAGAGTTTTTTGTGATTCTCCTTAAGATAACAGGATTCTTAATAAGCATTCTTATCCCGCTTATTTTGTGGGCCTTTGGACTGCTGGGAGCGAACTATTTTAGCATGGGGGTTGTCATGCTTCCGTTTATCATTCTCATACTGTGTATCGTTGATGCCGAACAGAAGGGCGGAAGGTAGTCACTCTAAGTACATCACCCCCTCTGCCTCACAACGAAAGGAATTAATATGAGCAACTCACCTGCATACCTTAAAAAAACATATGAAAAAATTTCACAGCAAATACACAACATAGAAAAACGTGAAGAGTCTTTAAAAAACTTTTATTATTTAATAGAATGCCTTGAAGTTGTTAAGTTTCTTAAACACAGCTCTTTAAACCGTCCAAAAGAAAAAAGATTATTTCATCTTGGCACCGCAAAAGGATATAGCGGCTTAGAAAAAATGCAGCAAGAATTTCAAGACACG